CGACATATGGAAGGATGTGAAGATACCTCAATTTCTTCGTGACATTCTAAAATCCATTAGTGTCGCGCCACTAACCTTGGAAGAATGGTTGGTGAGATTTCCTACTAAGAAGGAAAAATTTTTGAGAGCCGAGTATGCCAATGCTGTGGCTACTGGTGACATTGTGGTCACGGACTCAAAGATATTCATCAAAACCGAGTTCTATGCCAAGGCCAAGGCACCCAGGATCATCACCGCATCGGGAGTTCTTCTGAACTTCTTGGTGGGGAGATGGTTGGTCCCTATAAATGAGGCCTTAAGCGAAGCTCTCGACGAGACTGAATTTAAGTTTCCGCTACACGGAAATAGTGAAGAGATTGGTGCGTTCATCCATGAACAATCCCAATATTATAGTATAATTGAAAATGACTTTTCAACGTACGACTGTACCCAGACCGAGGATTATTTGAATATAACCATCGAGTGCTATTCCCTGACTAATATGGACAACGAAGTTATCATGCTGATGAAGCTTGATTATAGTGGTTCTAAAACGTACGGGAAATATTGCTTGTATATTCTTATATACACCGGTGTCGCTGGGCGCAGCGAGACGTTATTGAGAAACACCCTTGGTAATCTGATCGTGATGGTTGCAGCTTTTGGAGAAGCTTTACGAGCCATGACTATCAAGGGGGACGACTCCGTTTGTTTCATTGTGGGAGAAACAAGCGTTGTCTACGCCCGGGCGTTGGACCGTATGACTAGGATGGGTTTTATTTGTAAATTGGTCGAGAAGACGATTGACAATGTAGAATTCTGTTCTTCCTATGTTGTACCTACGACAACCGGATACGTCCTGACTCCAAAACCAGGCAAACTGTTGGCGAAGACTTTCTGGTGTAAGAATACCAATTACACCATGGAAGAAATCAAAGATCAGTTTGCAGGCATAGTTAAAGGATTAGAGACTAACATCTCTCATGTTCCAGTTCTACGTGTACTCGTAGACAGACCTGAGGTGAAGGGATCTAAATCTGATATGGTCAGACAAACGTATAATGAGTACAATCTCCAAAAGCACGAGTGTAATAGTGAGACTTTAGAATGGTTTTGTGCCAGGTATAACGTTTCCTATTCCGATGTGGTTGAGGCAGAAGAGTACTTGTTGACAGCTAGTTTTCCAATAGATTTGTCATCTTACCCCATCTTCGGGATAATGATTGAAGAAGATTGGGGCGTAGAAACTTGTGAGGAGTTTGAGCATGTTGCTCTCACAAAGCCAAGTTTCCAATTCAATTTTGTGAGGGACGTGATTGTGGCGCCTGTCATGGAAGAAATCCTTAAATTCCAGTTTGGATTCTTCTTGGCGGCACTCATAGGCCTGGTTGAGAGCGTGTTCTACCAGGATCCTTACAACTATGTTGTACACATGATGTTGTACTTCATTGGTTACTATTTTGGACTGCAGTATTCAATTGCTTTCCATGTCTTCCATAATGCATTGAGGTTTTTCTACGGAACGGGACACCATAGTTTGAGTTTATTTTCAATAATGGCTCGAACTAAGAAACAACCGATTGCAAAATCGAAGACAAACAAAAATCAAAAAGGGAAAACAAAATCATCCGTGTCCGCTTACGCTAGCATGTTGGCTGATCCATGTGGGGCAAATCTCAAGGAGGGTCTTTACTCATCCGCAGAGGGAATGTCAAACAAGTTGAAGTCAATCTTGCCAGCGGCTGATTCCAGTGGCGAGACAGCAGGATATTTTGTGTGGGATGCTAGTTTTACTAGCGGGACCGTTGAAGGGGAAGGCGTCAATGCCATCCGTGTTCAAACAACCACTCCGTCAGTCGGACCTACAAACACCGTCGCCTCTCCGTATGGATCAGGAGGAACGGGAGGTTTGAAGAAGTCCGTTGGAGCTGGGGCCTTTGCTCAGTCAACCACTGTTGCTGATGCGCGATGCATCGGAGCTTGCATTCGTGCGACCTACACCGGTCGTATGGACGCTTCCTCCGGTATTATCGGGTATTTAACCAACGTGCCGGTTGCAGCACTTCTCGGACCAGACGGCATATCGCCAGCTTCTGTTGACCAACTTCTGTTGCTCTGCTCTCATACCGAAAGGATGGGAGTGGACTCCAGTGAGGTCAGATTCACTCCAGGAGATTACTCGAGCACCTTCCGCTCCAATGAAGAAGGATGTTTCAACATAATCGACGACGGATCCACTCTGACCACG